GACGGCCTGGCCGCCGCCTATCTCGACGGCCGGGATGCGGTCGCGCTTGACGCGGATCGAGCTCGCGACGCGCGGCGCGACCGGGACGCCGCTCGAGGCGGCCGAGTGACGGAGCTCGTCGCCGAGCCGCCCGGCACACGTGCCCGCGGCGTCGCGGAGCTGGCGGTTCGCGGCCGGGCGGGCGAAGTCGCGCTCGAGCGTCTGGATCGCGGCGAGCGTCTCGTCGAGGCCCTGGACGTCGATCGAAACGGCCGTCGCCGCCCTAGCCACGCGAGCCCCGCTCGGCGAGCACGGCGACGACCGTCGAGAGCTCGACGTCGTCGAGCTCCTGGAGCTCTCGCACGCCGATGCCGCTCGCGATCGCCAGCTCGATCAGGCCTCGACGGAGAGAGCCGGGAGGGTAGGGGGGACGCCCTCCGTCTCGAGGTCGACGCCCGAGACGCTCTTGCGCCAGACGTCGAAGCCCTCGGGCACGCCGAGCGCGAAGTGCGCGACGACGAGCGCCGAGAGCATCGGCGGGGCGTTCTCGCCGAGCGGGTAGCCGTGGCGGAGCGCGTAGAGCTCCCACTCGGCGAGCGCGGCCGAGCCCGTCTCGAAGGTGACGGTCGCGCCGCCCTCGTACTCGATCGTGCCGCGGAGCCGGATCACGCGGCGGCCTCGCTCTTGCTCTTGCTCTTGCCGACGATCGAGCTCGCGATCGCGCCGTCGACGCGCGTCGGCTCGCCGATCACGGGGAGCTCGACCGAGGTCACGACCTGGACGGCGACGTCGCCGCCGACCTCCATCGGGACGATCTGGACCTCGCCCGAGTAGACGGTGCCCGCGGTCGTGTTCGGCGTCCACGTGAAGGGCACCTCGGCGAGCGCGTTATCCATGAGGTAGTTGACGAGCCCGGCCGGGTCGTCGAAGTCCTGGATCGCGTCGATGTTCAGATGCCAGGCGATCGTCGAGAGCGGCGCCGGGTCGGGCGTCGCGAGGGTCGGCGTGCCGTCCTCCGAGCTGACGTCGGGCGTGAGGCGGACGGCCGAGGCCTGGGCGCCGAACTCGAACGTGTCGAGCATGAGCGTGCCCGGGCCGAGACGCGCGTCGGTCATAGTGCTCCTCCTTCGGTGACGGTGATCGTGACGTCGAGCTCGAGCGCGGGGAGCGGCTCGCGGTTGGCCGCCGAGCGGAACGAGCTCGGGCGGTAGTTGTCGGTCGAGAGCGCGTGCGCGACCTGCTCGGCGAGCGCGTAGACGCGGTCGACGGCGAGCTCCGTATTGAGCGGGTCGCCGGAGACGACGAGGACGGGGACGGAGAACGTCGACGAGGCGAGGCCGCGCGAGAGGAGCGTCGGGAGCGCGACGAGGACGAGCGTCGGCTGGGGGTAGAAGGCGCCCGCGTCGCGGGTCGCCTCGATGCCTGCCTCGGCGAGCTCCTCGAGGAGCGCCTCGATCGCGAGCGTCGCCGCCGAGCTCGTCACGGGCGGGACGCTCATGCGACGACGGGCCTCCGCCAGCCGAGCATCCGCATGACCTCGGAGCGGCGAGCTCCGAGCGAGTCGATGAGCCAAGTCTCATCGCCGTAGCCCGCGAAGCCCGACGGCGCCGAGCGGGTCTGATAGACGAGCGCGCCCCAGATGACGCCGCCGCCCTTGATATCGCCGTTGACGACGGCGAAGTCGTCCGCGGTGAAGTCGAGGTCGGAGCGGCGCCGCTCGATCGCGGCCTTGACGGCCGCGACCGAGAGCGCGAGGTTGTCATCGTCGGCGACGACCGCGGCCGGGAGGTCGAGGTAGCCGCCGACGTCGTCGACCGTGAGCCAGTCCGCCATCGACTAGGAGCTCCGGGAGCGCGAGCTCGAGCTCGAGCTCGAGCGTGCGGCGCCGGGCGTGAGCGCCATCAGCTCGTTCGGGTAGTCGGTGTCGAAGAGGCCCTCGCCGACGACCGCGAGCTCGACGTTGAGCGCGCCGATCGCGTTCGCCGTGAGGCGGACGGGCTCGGTGATGCGCGCGTCGACGGCGCGCTTCGTCGCGAGGTAGCGCGTGTCGGCCGGGAGCTCGCCCGAGGCGACGATCGTCAGGCCCGCGAAGGTCGAGCGGAGCCCGTTCGCCGTCGAGACGTCGCCGCCGCCGACCGAGTGGTCGAGCTCCTTCGCGTCCGCCATCTCGCCCCAGACGTCGGGCGAGACGATCGCGAGGTCGGGGTTGCGCCCGGCCTGGACGTAGAAAGCCGCGATGCCGCCGCCGAGCGTGTTCGCCGGGCTGACGGCCGCGGCCGCGAGCTGGGCGTTGATCTTGTGCTCGACGTCCTCGTAGAAGTCGATGACGGCCGCCGCGTAGATCTCGTCGATGATCGAGGGGTCGGAGCGCTGGACGACGACCCAGGGGATCGCGCCTGCCCAGTCCCAACGCTCGACGTTCGCCGCCTGCGAGCCGACGACCACCTTCGAGGTCGTCGCGTCGGCGTCGATCGAGTCTGCCCAGGCGCCCTCGGGCGGGGTCGTCCAGACGGGCTTATTGACCGCGAGCCCGACGCCCGGGAGCGGCCGCGAGCGGAACGTCTCGTAGAGCACGCGCGGCACGAGCTTGCCGCCGAGGACGTCGCGCTCGTACTGCGGCGGGAGGACGCCCGCGAGGTCGGTCGAGATTGACTCGGTGAGCGCGGCCGCGAGGAAGCGGTGCGCGTCGGGCTCGCCGTGCTGGGCGCGGATGATGAGCGCGACGAGCTCGCCCGCGATCAGCGGACGGACGGGACGGTCGGCGCCCGCGGCGATGATGACGGGCGCCGCTGCTGCTGCGGTCATGGTTCCCTCCTCGGGAGTAGGTGCGGCGGCGCCGTCGGCGGCGTCGTCGTCGTCGTCGTGCTCGCCGTCCTCGGCGTCCTCGTCGTCCTCGAGCTCGAGCTCCTGCTGACCGGGCGCGACGACGGTCGCGTCGTCGCCGGCGCCGGCGTCGTCCGTGCCGGTTCCGGGCTCGGGCTCGTCGGCCTCGGCGGCGACCCGCAGGACGGTCGCGCCCGCGAAGGCGCCGAGAGCCAGGAGCGAGGCCTCGATCACGTGCGCCTTGACGACGTCGATCACGCCGCCGTTCTCGCGGGAGACGACGACCTCGGCGCCGACCGAGAGCGCGCCGCGCGAGCCGGAGGCCGCCTGGACGAGCGCCGTGTCGCCGTCCTGCGTCTCGTCGACGCGGAAGCGCGCGACCGCGGCCGTGCCGACGTCGACGAGCTCGCCGAGCACGCCGACCGGGCGCGCGCGATCGTGGTCGACGAGGAGCGGCGTGCGCGAGCGGGCGAGCTCGACCGAGCCCGGCAGGAAGCGGTACTCGCGCCCCTGGATCGTGCCGACCTCGTCGTAGGGGACGAGGACGCCCTCGATCGTGCGAGCGGCGAGGTCGGCCGCGGTGACGTCCATCTCGAAGCGGAGCATCTAGACCCTCCCGGGAGTGAGGTCGGGCGCCGTAGACGACGCGGGGATACCGAGGATGCCGCGCGCCTCGTCGAGCGTGACGAGGCCCGCCGCGTAGAGGTCGATCGCGTACTGCGCGGCCGCCTGCGGGTCGGAGCGGAGGTAGGTCTGGACGTCGAAGGCGCACGACTGGCCGCGCGGGATCGCGGTCGTGAGCGTCGCCTCGATCGTCCGCAAGTGCGGCGTGACCGCGAGAGCGACCATGAACGTGAGCTGCTGCGTGAGGTTCGCGTAGAGGAGCGCCGTCGCGCCGCCCGACGGCGAGGCCGAGACGACGCCCACGGGCATGTTGAAGAGGCGCGCGCAATCGGTCGCCGCGTTCGCCCGCGCCTCGATGAGCTGGAGGTCGGCGGGCGAGAGGTTCTCGCGCGAATACTTGACGCCCTGAGTGAAGGCGACGCCGTTCTCGCGCCGGGCCGCCATGAACGTCTGGAGGATCGTCGCCGCCTCGTCGGGCGAGAGCTCGGCGCCCTCGTTGTGGAGCACGCCCGCGGGGAGCTCGACGCCCGCCAGGCGGCGAGCCGCGACCTCGAGCTCGACGGCCGCGGCGAGCGTGCGGCCGCCGAAGTCGAGCACGCCCGGGATCGAGGAGTCGAAGCGGAGGACGTCCTCGACCGCGACGTCGCCGACGCCCGCGATCGCGTAGCCCGTGAGGACGGAGTAGGTGCCGCCGCTCGAGCGCGTCTGCGGCGTGACGTCGGCGACGGGCGTCCAGCGCGCCCGCGTCGGGAAGCCCTCGGCGTCGCGCTCGAGCACGCGCCAGTAGGCGCGGCCGTAGAAGAGGAGGTCGTCGACGGTGCCGCCCATCGTCGCGGGCATCGCCGTCGAGGGGTCGGGCTGGGAGAAGAGCCAGCCTTGATCGAGCCGCTCGGCGCCGCGGTAGCGGAGGAGCCCGAGCTGGACGACCGTCCCGACGATGACGTCGCGGCAGGCCTGGACGGTCGGGATCGAGAGCGCGAGCTCGCGGGTCACACCCTCGGCGACCCAGGCGAGCTCGGCGACCTCGAGAGGCGTGCCCGAGCGGACGACCGGGACGCGCGGCGCCAGCCGTCGACCGCCAGGAGAGAGGACGACGTCGTCGCCGCGTCCGCGGAGCCCCATCGCTGCGAGCACACCCATGCGCGCCAGGATGCGCGCGCGCGAGAGCTCGCGCCATCCCTCGATCGTCTAGCCGGAGACGACGAGCACGCGCGGCCGGAGCTCCGGGCGGAGCTCGGCGCCGATCGCCCAGACGGCCGCGCGGGCGAGGTAGATCGGGCCGGGCGAGCGCCGCGTCGAGAGCGTCGTGCCGACGTCGGGCACGGTGACGGGCGTCGCCGTGAGCATCTGCCGCGTGAGCTCCTCGTCGTCGTCGTGGCGGAGACGGCCGTCGACGATCGCCGCGAGCGTCGGGCCGTAGCCCGCGCGCTGCTCGGCCGTGCCGACCTTCGTCGCCCGGAAGGGGAGCGAGGCGATGTGCCGCTCGAACGAGGCCGGGTAGAGGAGCTCGGCGCCGCGGCGCGCCCGGCCGAGCTCCTCGAGCGCCGCCCAGAGAGCTCGGCGCGAGCTGAACGAGCGGCCGGAGACGACGACGCGCTCGCCGTCGGCGACCGCGAGCACGTAGCCGCAGGCGCCCGGGCGGCCGTCCTCGTCATTGACGGCGATCGTGCCGCCGACGGGCGGGAGCGCGAGCCCGAGCTCGGCCGCGGCCGCCCACTGGCCCGGGCCGATCCAGGAGCGCGCCGCGAGTACCCACTGGTTGAGGTACTGCCGCCGCCAGTCCGACTCGGTCGAGGTCGCGAAGGCGTGCTCGAGCGCCTCGAGTCTCATCGGCGTCCAGTGAGGCGAGGCCGCGCGCCAGGCGTCGCGGTCGTCGGCGTAGGCGTCCGGGCGGGCGCTCCACTCGAGGAGGAGGATGCGCGCCGTCTCGGGGTCGCCGAGCTGCGCGATCGCGGCGTCGCGATCTTCGAGGAGGAGCGTCGAGCCGCCATCGCCCGCGGTCGAGACGAGGATCATCTGCGGCGAGCGGCGCTCGAGCATCGTCGGCGCGATCGAGCCGTCGACGACGTCGCGCGAGACGCGCCAGGCCTCATCGACGAAGGCGACCGAGACGCTCGAGCCGATGCCGCCGTCGAGCGTCGAGGCGGCGAGCCGCCAGGCGCTCCCGTCCTCGAGCTCGATCGCCTCCTGCCCGTTCGAGCGGCGGACGATCGCGCCGAGCGACTCCTCGAGCGTGCGCGCCGCGGGCGTCCAGATTCGCTGCGCGGTCGCGCGGAGGTTCGCGACGTGGAGGACCTCCTGCGGCTCGCCGAAGAGGTCGCTCGCGCCGACGCGCCAGCCGCAGAGCCCGCGCGAGAGCACGCTCTTCCCGGACTGGCGGGAGACGGTGAGGATGACGCGGCGCCAGCGAAGCGAGCCGTCGGCGCGGTGCTCGAGGATGCGCTCGAGCGCGTAGCGTTGCCAGGGCCGGAGCTCGTCGCGGAGGTAGCGGGCGATCCAGCCCGCCGCCTCGGCGCCGTAGCTCCCGACGACGTCGCTCGGTCGCGCCGTCTCCAGGCGCGGCGGGACGAGCTCGACGAAGTCGCCCGGATTCGCCGCGTTTCCGGGGGAGATTGAAGTCGGCGAC